TGTCGACCATGTTCGGTGGCGGCCTGCGGGCCAACACGCCTGAGGAGAAACGCAACCAGTTGCTCCGCATGCAGCGTGACCTGAACGATGAGATGAAACGCATGATCGATATTGAGGTCCGTAGCGTTTAGACTCGCTGGGACGAAAGCGAGTTAGATTGATGGACTTCATCTCACGCGACGAGTGGCATGCCAGATCGCCGAAACGAGCGTTCACGCGGCTGCGTCCTTCCCGTGTCGTGGGAATAGTCGTTCATCACTCTGGCGTCGCCAACCCACCCGATGGGGTGACCGCAGTCCGAGCCTACGAGCGTTACCACATGGAAACCCTCGGCTGGAACGCTGTTGCCTACAACTGGCTGGTCGACGAGCGCGGGGTGATCTACGAGGGGCGCGGCCCAGGGGTCGTTTCTGCTGCCACTAAGCATCACAACTCCAAAACAGAGAGCATCTGTTACACAGGCTACGGGGGCAGCAAGCCCCCTGAGGTCGCCCTCGTTTCCATCACTGAAGCTATCGAAGACGTTCAGGCCCGCTACGGGGGGAGGCTGTGGTTGAAAGGGCATCAGGATCTGGCTGCGACGACCTGCCCAGGGTCGGAGCTGTACGCATGGTTGAANAACGGGTGTGTCCTCTACAGCGGGCAACCCGTCGACCATCGACTTCGAGGGCATCGCACGGTACTTGCGTGACTTGGGCGCCCACTTGGACAACGTCCCGCTGTCGAGGTTTCGCCGCTCCAGGGGCCAGTTGGTGCAGTTGGCGCAAGGGCGGCTGCGGGACCGCGGGCATGACCCTGGCGGCATCGACGGGGTGTTCGGGCCGAAAACCAAGGGTGCGGTGAAAAGTTTCCAGCGGTCTTTAGGGTTTCTGCGCCCCGACGGGGTTATCGACCGTTCGACGTGGGACGTTCTGTTCCTCTTGTAGGAGGTACTTTCTATGCCCAAGGGAACCGGTTACGGCACGTTCGAGGAAACGTTCGGCAGTCAGAACGACCAGCCTTACAACTCAACGTCCTCGTTCAACATGTGGGACATGTCGCAGATGGCGAAGAAAGCCGCGTCGTACCTGCGTAAAACCAAGCTCGGCAACGCCGCCCATGGCGGCCGGCCGTTCGGAAAGTAGGCGCCATGTTGTTCCATGACGGAATGGTTCCGAAGCTGGTGAAGGCCGGCCGTGTGCTGGTCGACAGCATCAAGCGCGGCAGTTTCTCGCTGCCGCCTGGGCAGTCGCGTGAAGCGGCCCGTAGGGCCCTGCGAGACTGACAGTGGGCAGGAAACGCCCCAAGAAGCCCCGCTACTAGCCGTGCCTCTCAGACGAGGATCTAACCGTGCGACGGTGTCGCACAACATCGGCAAGCTGATCGGTGAGGGCTATCCGAAAGATCAAGCAGCGGCCATCGCCTATTCGAAGGCTGGCCGCGGAAGGAAGGGTAAAAAGTGACTACATCATCTAAGTTTTCGTGGGGGACGTGGGGCGAACGAGCCGCATGGACCGCCGTTCAGGCTTTCGCCGCGACGGTAATAATCGGCGACTTGTCCACGCTCCGCACGGCGGTTATCGCCGCTGCGGCAGCNCTACTGTCAGCGGTGAAGTCGCTGGCTAAAGAACGCCTCGGGTCGTGAGTGAGGAGGCCGCGTTCGACTTCGAGTCGGCGTGGTCTGCGTGGTTCGCGAGCCCAGTCAGGGCGGAACTCCAGGCGGGGATCGCCGAGGAGTTAGACCGCACTAGCGGCATCTTCGACGTTCAGGACGGCACTCACGCCAAGTGGAACGGCGACAGGCTCGGCGTGTTGACAGTGTTCAACACCGACGAGCTGATCGCGTTGATGTGCGCCTGGGAGGAAGCGGAGAGCGGCAACTGGTTGGCCCAGAAAGAGGTGCTGATCTGGTTGGAGAAGTGGATGCAGTTCATTACTTGCTGCGTTGAGGCTGCTCCTCCCGACTGAGGTCAGCGTCGCATGCCGCGGTGAGATCCCGCAGGGCTGCCATCGCCACGGTGTATTTGCAGTGGGGCCAACTGTTGAACAGTGATTTGCGGCAGATCACGAACTCGACTTGACGTAACGCCTTGTCGAGGTCGCTGCGGATCTCCTCAATCTTCTTCGTCGGACGGTCCATACAGTCGCGCTCGCACTACGGGGTGGGTGGAGAGCTGCCGTTGGAGGTCGGCGACGATTCGGTCTCGTCTTCGGGCCAGAGTAGTTTTAGGGACGCCCACAACGCGGCCAACGAAACGCAAAGAAAGCCTAACGACAATAAGCATGTCNAAAATCCAGCGGTCATCTTCCTCCAAGTTGTCGAGAGCATCCGCGACGGCGTCGCGGAGCGAGAGTTGTTCCAGTACGGANTCTTCAGGGTCTTCGGNAGGGGGGCAAGACATGAGTGCTTCAATCGGCGAAAACGCTCGGTGGAACGCCGAAGTGTGTCGCCGACGGCCGCTTCCGTCTGGGAGTAGCGGGTTGTAGGGGGATTCTTTCCGCCGGCCATCACTCACTGTTTCCGTTGCTCCAAGGGAAGAGGGACGGCTTNANGCCGTAGTACGCCTTACCCTCTCGGAACGTCCCGAAGGACGCTTCTCCCTTGTCAAGCAACTTGGTGATCGTCTTCAACGGTATGAAAGCATGCTGTTGTTTCGGTGTTGACCAGATCCACAACCAGACGGGCATGTGCCCGTCCCACATGGTGAACGCTGAGAGCTTCTCCTGTTTGAGTTTGAGGCCGTTTTTGCCGCAGCCCATCACCTCGATGAGGGTGGTGACGGTGACGTAGTCGGGGGTGTAGCGGAGGAACAAGGGTAGCGTTTCTATCGAGTAAGGAGGCCGCTTGAACCCGTACCGTGCCCACCCGTCGGTGCGTTCCTCGAACGCTCCTTCGGCTTCGTCACCCATCGCACCGTACCGTTGGTCCCACGGCAGGTCCGAGAAGGTCACCTGGGCAGCTTTCGGACTACGAGCATTTGCACCAGCCGGTCGTCGGGGTAGGCGACACCATTGAGCGCGTCTTCGACCAGTTTACACAGGTTCGAAGCGTCGGCGGTGAGGGGGGAGAGGTCTTCGTCGATGGGGCCGATGGTCACATCAGTCCAGTCGGGGTGGAAGATCATAACCATGGAGACTGGTTCTTCGTAGTACGGCCCGTCGTACAGTTCGGCTACGCGTTTCTCAGCGTCGAGGGTTTTCTTGTCGGTGTAAGCGCGGCCGCGTGCGAACCGTGGCCGGCTCTTCGATTTGGGTCGGCCTGGGATCTTGAACCGGTAGATCAACGTCCCATCTTCGCACCAGCGTCNTCGACNAGTTTGCGTAGCTGCTGCTCTCCGCTGNCACCACGGGCCGCGAACTTCTGACCCCACTTCAGGTCACACTGTCGGGTCCATTCGAGAACCGCGTCGGATGCGTACAACTGTCTGAACAGGGAGCAGGCGAACGAGAACAGGGCGAGGCTGCGGTCGTTATGCAACGGGCCGGTGTCCCATATGTCTCGGGCTACGAACCTGAAGTTGGCGTCGATCCTGGTGTGGGAAAACTTGGGTGACGGCATCGGCCGGTTGGACGGCGGGGGGTGGTACAGGGCGGCTAGTTTGACGATCTGTTGGCGGTCGACCATCGTGTCGAACGCCTCATTGGTGAAAGCCTCTAAACACAGGTTGCTCTCAGAGCCCCGTACAGCCTCCTGACGGCCCTCTGGGCGTGACAGCGGGTATGGGAGCCTGATTCCGTTGCCGAAGCCCTTAGCGGGCATGGAAACCTGCTTAGGATAAATCTCACGGGTAGGACTGTCGACGAGTTGGCATGCTCCGAACATGGCGTTGCGGCCCATCTGAGCGGGAATGTCCTCCTCTAGGAACACCCACAGGTGGTAGCCCTTCGACCTGCTGCTCTCCACCCAGGAGGTGATACCCAACTGGGCGAGCAGCTCCCGCACGTTGACCGCGTGAACATACGACACGTCGCCTTCGTCCCAGTCGACAGCCAGCCAACCCACGTTGCACCTCGGCGAGCCCGCCACCTCCATCAACGGGTACACGCCGAGGCGGTANGGGCCCCACAGGTGGTTGTGGATTGCTTCCTCGAAGATGATCCCCTTGGCCGGCACGGGTGTGCCGTCCTCGCCACGCCACGGGCGGAAGTCCCCGTCACTGGTCTCCTTGGCGACGGCATTGCCGCGGAACAGGTGGCAGAACTTATCGGCGACTGCCACACGGTCGTTCACCGCGGCCTTC